ATTAAGGAAGAATTAGCTGAGGTTAACTTATTCAACGCAAAACTTCTTTACACTAACAAAATCTTCAAATCTAAAAACTTGACCGAAGGTCAAAAGGTAAAAGTATTAGCTGCTTTTGATAAAGCTGCTAGTGTTAAAGAAGCTAAATTAGTATTTGATACTTTGAATGAAGGATTTAAATCTAAGAAAGCTCCTGTAAATGAATCATTAATCCATGGTGGTGCTTCTAAAGTAGCTGGTGTAGTTGCTAAAAAGCCAATTATGGAAGCTAATGATCAGGTTGCTAGATGGCAAAAATTAGCCGGTATTAAATAATTTAACAAAAACAAAAAATAAAAACAAAAATGTCACAAGTACAACAATTATTAGAGAGCGCTGCTGGTTCATGGAAGAACTTGCAAAGCGACGCTGCCAGATTAGCCGGAAAATGGGCTAGAACTGGCTTATTGGAAGGCTTAGACGAGGTTAACAAAAACAATATGTCTGTATTGTTGGAAAACCAAGCTAAGCAATTAGTAACTGAAGTCAATACTGTTTCTTCAAACTCTTACTTCACTTCAGGTGGAGAGGGTGAGAACTGGGCTGGTATTGCTCTTCCATTAGTACGTAAAGTATTCGGTACTATCGTAGCTAAAGAATTTGTTAGCGTTCAGCCAATGAACATGCCTTCAGGTCTTGTATTCTTCTTGGATTTCCAATATGGTAACACTAAGAATCCTTTCACTGCTGGTCAGTCATTGTACGGAACTAGAGACACTGCTTCTCAATTCCCATTCTCAACTCCAGCCGCTGCTGGTGGTTTATATGGTGGTCCAGAAGGTCGTTTCACTTACGCTACTAACCAATTCTCAGCTTCTGTTCCTTTCACAGGATCTATCGGAGGTGGTACTTTACCAACTATCGCTGCTGGAACTGGTTCTATCGTTACCGCTTCTTGGGCTGACTTGAATTTCGATTCAGACTATTCAGCTTCTGTAGTTGCTAACGGTATTTACAAAGTAACTGTAGCTACTGCTTCTGTATTAACTTCATTCGATCAGGATGCTGTTCGTGGTTTCGTAGTTTCAGGTTCAGCTGATGGTGGTGCTTTCGCTCCAGCTAACTTGTTATCTCAATTCACTACTTACAACTACACTGCTGGTACAGTTTCTTTCTACTACACAGCTTCTACTACAGCTACTTGCTCTGGTTCATTCACTGTATTCTATCAGAAGTCAACTTCTCAAGATGGATTGAATGTAACTTCAGGTAACAACGGTGGTTCTGGTTTAGTATCTGGTCGTGGTGATTTCGAAGCTGATGGTGCTTTCTCAGTACCTAACGCTGCTTCTGCTTCTCAAATCGTTATCCCTGAGATCAACGTTAAGATGCAGTCACAAGCTATCACTGCTAAGACTAAGAAATTGAAAGCTGTATGGACTCCTGAGTTCGCTCAAGACTTGTCAGCTTACCAAAACATCGATGCTGAAGCTGAATTGACTAACATTATGAGTGAGTACATTTCAATGGAAATTGATATGGAAATCTTGGATATGTTGATCGAAGATGCTGCTGCTGCTACTGAGTACTGGTCAGCTAATAACAACGAAGTTATTAACAACGCTGGAACTGCTTTCACTACAGCTGCTTCTCCATTCTACAACACTCAAGGTCAGTGGTTCCAAACTTTAGGAACTAAGATCCAGAAAGTATCTAACAAGATTCACCAGTTAACTTTACGTGGTGGTGCAAACTTCTTAGTAACTTCTCCAACTATCGCTACTATCTTGGAATCAATCCCAGGATTTGCTTCTACAAACAACGGTGATGCTGCTCAAGAAGAGTACGCATTCGGTGTACAGAAAGTTGGTTCAGTTAACGGTCGTTACAAGGTTTACAAAAACCCATACATGACTGAAAACTTGATCTTAATGGGCTATAGAGGTTCACAATTCTTGGAAACTGGTGCTGTATTTGCTCCATACATTCCATTGATCATGACTCCATTGGTTTACGATCCTGATACCTTCACTCCTAGAAAAGGTCTCTTGACTCGTTACGCCAAGAAGATGTTACGTCCTGAATTCTATGGTAAGATTTACGTTAGTGGCTTGAACACTTTGTAATCTAATCCAAACGGATAAACATTAAAAGAGCCCCGCGAAAGCGGGGCTTTTTGTTTTTACTGTTATATTTATAATTATATGTTTAATATATTTGAGGAGTTAACTTGGCAACAATTTAGTAAATTACCTAAAATAGCTAAATTATCCCTTAATGAACAAATAACATATTATAACCAATATACATCAGATTTATCTATAGCGAGATTAAATTGGATAGATTATCAAAATAAAGGACCTCGTATTCCTACAATTCAAAATATTGGATTGTTAGCTCAAGAAGAGTTTGATCCTGTTGATAATGATTATTTTTTAATTCTTCAAGAAGATGGATCTGGAATTTTTGTAACAGCTTTAATATAACATGCCAAATTTACCAATATCAGGATTACCAACAGGTAATACTTTAGACGGAACTGAACTATTTGCTATGGTTCAAGATGGAGTAACAAAACAAACATCTTTAAATTCACTTTATACTAGTTTATCTAGTAATTATGGTTTATTTAATCAAACAGGTGATAGTACTCCTGTTTTAGGTAATGCCCCAACAGGTAGTTTAATAGATGGAGGTGCAGGTACCTTATCAGTTCCTGCTAATGGATTTAAAGTAGGAGATGCTTTTACAGCTAATTTTCATGGTAAATTAACTGCTGTACAAAACCACACTCTTGAAATCCATATTGAATCAGATGGTACAAATCTTGCAGACACAGGTGTTATTACTATGCCTAATGTCACTAATAAGGATTGGACATTAAATATAGATTTTTCAATTAATGCAATTGGAGCAGCTGGAGTAGCTGAAATTGCTTCTGCAGGTACATTTACTTTTAGAACAAATTCTGCTGGTGATGTTGTGACTGAAATTTTTAGTTCTGTCAATAATACTACCTTTGACACTACTATAGATAACACATTAGTAGTTAAGGCAATCTGGGCCAATTCAAACGCAAGTGATTCAATTTACTCTCGAATCTTTACTCTAAGAAAAACATACTAATTTGTTTTCACAATATTTATAATAAACAATAAGTTTAACTAATGTTCTTAAACAATGGCATCAAGACCACACACCGATGAGGTGCATAGACAACAACGAGTGATAAAAAATCCTATTAAATTCAAAATTCAATTAAACGAAGAACAAAAATTAGCTAAAGAAGAAATATTAAATAATACATTAACTCTTTTAGCAGGTTCCGCCGGTTCAGGTAAAACGTTATTAGCTGTTCAAGTGGCTTTAGATGGTCTCATAAGAAGACATTATGAGAAAATTATCATTACAAGACCAACAGTATCAAAAGAAGAAATTGGATTCTTACCAGGTGACTTAAGAGAAAAAATGGATCCTTGGATTCAACCTATCTATCAAAATATGTATGCTTTATATGATAAAGATAAAGTAGAAAAATTAATTGAAGATGGCAAAATAGAAATTGTACCTTTAGCATTTATGAGAGGTAGAACATTCTTAGATGCTTGTATTATTGTAGATGAGGCTCAAAACGTTACCCACGAGCAAATGGAAATGATAGCTACCCGTATTGGTTTACGAAGCAAAATGATTATTTGCGGAGATGACCACCAGGTAGACTTAAAAGCAAAACGTGATTCTGGTTTTAGATTCTTATACACAGCCGCTCGTAAAGTTAAAAATATGGCAGCAATTACTTTAAAACAAAATCATAGAGACCCGATTGTATCAGACTTGATAAATATTTATGAAGAAGCAGCAGAAAAAGGATTAACTTTAGGTACATCAGGAACTAACGGAACTTCAAAAAGATAGAACGTTCCCATATCCTTTTAATATTTATAACTAAAAGGTATGGCAACTTTTACTTCCCAAATATACGAAATTTTAAGTTTAAACGGAGACGATGTAGGATCTTCTGTAGTTAATACTATTACTAATGTTAATTATGTTGATAATAGAATCTTAAGTGTCCCATCAGGATCAGTAACAACTTTATTTTCATTTGATTCTGTACCGGGAGCCGGTACTTTTGTAACAAGTAGTGTAAAATATGTTAGAGTAACAAACAATTCTACTACAACTCCTATTCAATTAATTATATCTTCTTCAACAGAAGCTATGAGTTATTTAATAACTACTGGAAGTTCATATATGATGTCTTCAACCCAAATGACTGGAAGTACAAGTGGTTTATCTTTTGATAGTATTAAATCTGTAAAAGTAGAACCATCTGGAAGTTCTGCAAGTATAGAATATTACATAGTAACAACCTAATAAATTATGGCATCTACAGTAATTCCAATTTGGCCCGGCTCAGCATCCTTTGTTCAAGTATCTGCTTCTTATTATGGAACAGGTACGTGGCCACCTCCTACCCCATTTGGGTTTTATGACAATGATACCCAATTCCAAACCGATGCTAACAAAGTTTCTAACTTTTGTGCTTTGCACTTAGGTTATCCTATTGAAAACGTCGAATTACAAGATATTAACTTTTTTGCTGCTTTTGAAGAAGCAGTAACTGTATATGGAAATGAATTGTATGCTTTCCAATTAAGAGATAATTACTTATCTTTAGAAGGTGCTTCTGATAGAATTGATGTAAATAATTCTGTATTTACTCCTACAATGGCTTCTATTGTTAGATTATCTCAACAATATGGTGAAGAAGCAGGTGTTGGAGGTAATGTAACTTGGTATAAAGGTAGATTAACCCTAGTACCAGGCCAACAAAAGTATGATTTAGCAGCTTGGGCAGAAGCCGAAGGTATAACCGGAGGTATAGAAATTAAAAATGTTTGGTATCAACCACCACCCGCAGTTAATCAATTATATTCTACTTCTTTACTAACTGGACAAGGTGGTTTAGGAGGTGTTCCTGCTGCTGGTTTATATGGATTTGGATATGGATATGCTAATTATTTAATGATGCCTACAAGCTTTACTATGCAAAACATTCAAGCAATTGAAATGCAAAACCAAGTAATGCTTTCAAATTATACTTTTAACATTGTAGATAATGTACTATCAGTATTCCCTGTTCCAGGAACAGGATTTGCTGATGATGGAATTGATGGTGGAGCTAATTTATATTATGGTGAATATTTAATATTTGACTTTATTAAAATACAAGATAGAATTGATGCTGCTTTTGCAAACGGTACAAACAAAATTACCAATACATCAGATGCTCCTTATTTAAATCCAACTTATTCTAAAATTAATTCAATTGGTAGAAGCTGGATATTCGAGTACACTTTAGCTAAAGCTAAAGAAATGCTAGGCTTAACTCGTAACAAATACTCTCAAATTCCTATTCCAGGAGCTGAAGTAACACTAAATGGTGATTCTTTAGCTACACAAGGTATTACTGAACAAGAAACTTTAATTACAAGATTAAGAGAATATTTTGATCAAACTTCTCGCCAATCATTACTTGAAAGAAGAGCAGCGGAATCAGCAGCACGTGTACAAGAAATCAACCAGGTACCAATGACAATTTTTATAGGATAATATGGCACTATACGGACAAATGAGGGATATTAGTATGTTTCGATTCATGAATCGTGAATTGATGCATAATATTATTTCTCAACAAGTAGTATATTATAAATGTAATGTTGGTGAAACAGTAACTAATATGTATGGTGAAGCTTCACAAGGTAGAATATTTAATGAACCTTTACTTATATTCTCTTTAATTGATAGATCAGGACAAACATCACCAATTTTAGATGAACAGATAGGATTTAATTGGCCTATAACTTTTAGATTTCTAAGAGATGATTTAGTAGATGCTAATTTAGTTCCTGAAGTAGGAGATTTCATAATGTGGAGTAATGGATATTGGGAAATTGATAACACAGAAATTAATCAATTATTTGTAGGAAAAGATCCACAATATCCTTATTTAGATGATAATGATAATAACCCATACGAAACAGACCTAGGAGAATTCGGTTATAACGTATCAGTTATATGTTCTGCCCACTATGTACCAGCTGATAGAGTTGGTATAATAAATCAAAGATTATAATGCCAATAAACGGAAGAAAACCAATACCAGCAACCCAAAAAGAGTTAAGTATAGCTCAACATGTTCCTTCTTTTCCTCAAGAAGGCAATCCTAACTTATCGTTAGATACAAAAAATAGAGCGTTACAAACCTCATTTAAAGGTGATAACACAAAGCCCTTTAGTATAGGCATACAAGACATTGATGAGGCTATTTTCTATTATATGAGAAATGTTATTAAGCCTTTTACAGTTCAAAATGGCCAAAGAGTAGAGGTTCCTGTGTTATATGGAGATCCTGAAAAATGGAAATCCTATCAAAAAGATGGTTACTTAAGAGATTTAAAGGGTGCTTTAATGGCTCCTTTAATTATGTTTAAAAGAACAAACATTGAAAAAAATAGAAGCATCGCTAATAAATTAGATGCTAACTCACCTTACAATTATGGTGTATTTACTAAAAAATACAACCCTAAAGAAATATATGATAATTTTAAAGTATTAAATAACAGAGCACCATCTAAAACATATTATGCTGTAGTAATGCCTGATTATTTAACTGTCACTTACTCATTTATAGTTTTTACATACTATGTAGAACAACAAAATAAAATAATTGAAGCTATAGAATATGCTTCTGACTCATACTGGGGAGATCCAGAACGTTTTAAATTTAAAGCTATGATAAATTCTTTTGGTTTTCAAACAGAATTAGCAGAAAGTAGTGAACGAATTGTTAGAAGTACATTTGATTTAACATTAAACGGATATATAATACCAGATACAATTCAAAAAGACATGAACGCAACTAAAAAATACTCTGAAGGAGCAAAAGTAATATTTTCAATTGAAGCTACAAATAATCAAGATATTTTTGATGGAAATGTAGAAGGTGGAAGAATTGTAACTGAAGATCCAAACGCTAAAAGAGCTTCAAATAGATCAACCTCAGTCGGATAAGGCCAATATTTATAGTAAACAATAATGGCTAAAGTTAGATTCCTTGATCAGGTACCAGTAGGGGTTTTCCAAGCGGATACAGCAGGAAGTGGTAATGGTACTATTGATATATATTATACTGGGTCACTAGTTAAATCTAGTGCTCCTTTTATTAATTTTACAGGCTCAGTTGATGCTTATACAGATATTATTTCTTCAACAGAAGGAGTAACAGTCTTTATATCAGGTTCAGGTATAGGTTTCCCATTTTCTGGTTCAGCAGTAATTACCGGCTCATTAGTAATCTCTGGTTCTTCCCAACCTATTATAATTCAAACTTTACCATATGAAGCTAGTCCTTCATATGTTGTAACTTATATACCTGCTACTGGAGAAGTAGAATATTCTGATATGCCTTCATCTGGAACATCAGGAACTTCAGGTAGTTCAGGAACATCTGGCTCATCAGGCTCAAGTGGAACTAGTGGTTCATCAGGAACTTCAGGTAGTTCTGGCTCTAGTGGAACTTCAGGTAGTTCCGGCTCTAGCGGAACTTCAGGTAGTTCTGGCTCTAGTGGAACCTCAGGTTCATCAGGAACCTCAGGTTCATCAGGAACCTCAGGCTCATCTGGTTCAAGTGGAAGTTCAGGCTCAAGTGGTACCTCTGGTTCAAGTGGAACTAGTGGTTCATCTGGAACTTCAGGTTCATCAGGATCTTCAGGTACATCTGGTTCTTCAGGATCAAGCGGAACTAGTGGCTCATCTGGCACTTCAGGTAGTTCAGGAACTAGCGGAAGTTCAGGTTCATCAGGTACCTCAGGTTCAAGTGGTTCTTCTGGTACTTCAGGTATAGATGGTACCTCTGGCTCATCAGGCTCAAGTGGTACATCAGGCTCATCTGGTACATCAGGCTCATCAGGAACTTCAGGTTCAAGCGGTTCATCAGGAACAAGCGGAAGCTCAGGCTCTAGTGGAACAAGTGGCTCTTCAGGAACCTCTGGTTCAAGCGGAACAAGTGGTTCATCAGGTTCATCTGGTACTTCAGGCAGTTCAGGCTCAAGCGGAACAAGCGGTTCTTCAGGAACATCTGGTTCAAGTGGCTCATCAGGAACAAGCGGAAGCTCAGGTTCAAGCGGAACAAGTGGTTCATCAGGTTCATCAGGTACTAGTGGTTCATCAGGATCGTCTGGCACTTCAGGTATAGATGGTACTTCTGGCTCATCAGGATCAAGTGGTACATCAGGCTCAAGTGGTTCAAGTGGAACATCAGGCTCATCAGGAACATCAGGTAGTTCTGGTACAAGTGGAAGTTCAGGAACAAGTGGCTCAAGCGGCTCATCTGGAACTTCAGGTAGTTCAGGCTCATCTGGTACTTCAGGTATAGACGGAACATCAGGTAGTTCTGGTACTAGCGGTTCATCAGGTTCTTCAGGAACTAGCGGAAGTTCAGGTAGTTCTGGCACTTCAGGTTCATCAGGCACTTCAGGTAGTTCTGGTACTTCAGGTTCAAGCGGTTCATCAGGAACAAGCGGAAGCTCAGGTAGTTCTGGAACTAGTGGTATAGATGGAACTTCTGGTTCATCTGGTACTTCTGGTTCATCAGGAACATCAGGTAGTTCAGGCTCATCTGGTACTTCTGGTTCATCTGGTTCATCAGGAACTAGTGGTTCATCTGGAACTTCTGGTTCTAGTGGAACTTCAGGCTCAAGCGGTTCATCAGGAACCTCAGGTAGTTCCGGTTCAAGTGGTACATCAGGCTCAAGCGGAACAAGTGGTTCATCAGGAACATCAGGCAGTTCCGGTTCAAGTGGCACATCAGGAAGTTCAGGCTCAAGCGGAACAAGCGGTTCTTCTGGCACTACAGGCTCATCAGGTTCATCAGGCACTTCAGGTTCTTCAGGATCCTCTGGTACTTCAGGTTCTAGTGGCACTAGTGGTTCATCAGGAACATCAGGCTCATCAGGTTCAAGCGGTACATCAGGTTCAAGCGGATCTAGTGGTACATCAGGTTCATCAGGAACTTCAGGCTCATCAGGTACAAGTGGCTCTTCAGGCAGCTCAGGTACTTCAGGTATAAGTGGTGTAAATGGAACATCAGGTTCTAGTGGTACATCAGGCTCAAGTGGTTCATCAGGAACCTCTGGCTCAAGTGGTTCATCAGGAGAATCAGGCACTTCTGGTTCTTCAGGCTCAAGTGGTACATCAGGCTCAAGCGGCAGTTCAGGTACCTCAGGCATATCAGGTGTTAATGGTACTTCAGGTTCATCTGGTACCTCAGGTAGTTCTGGTTCATCAGGAACTAGTGGTTCAAGCGGAAGTTCAGGAGAATCAGGTACTTCTGGTTCTTCAGGATCAAGTGGAACATCTGGCTCAAGTGGTTCATCAGGAACATCTGGCTCAAGCGGCTCTTCAGGAACATCTGGTTCAAGCGGTACATCAGGCTCAAGCGGCTCATCTGGCACTTCAGGTTCCAGTGGAAGCTCAGGAACTTCAGGCTCATCAGGCTCATCAGGTACAAGCGGCTCTTCAGGCAGCTCTGGTACTTCAGGTATATCAGGTGTAAATGGTACATCTGGCTCAAGCGGAACAAGCGGTTCATCAGGAACTAGCGGTTCAAGTGGTTCTTCAGGAACATCTGGTAGCTCAGGTTCATCAGGTACAAGTGGTTCTTCAGGAACATCTGGCTCAAGCGGTTCATCAGGCACTTCAGGTAGCTCAGGTTCAAGTGGAACAAGTGGCTCTTCTGGAACTTCAGGTTCAAGCGGAACAAGCGGTTCATCAGGAACATCTGGTAGCTCAGGTTCATCAGGAACAAGTGGCTCATCTGGTTCAAGCGGAACAAGCGGTTCATCCGGTACTTCAGGTTCATCAGGTACATCAGGCTCAAGTGGTTCTTCAGGCACCTCAGGTAGTTCAGGCTCATCAGGTACAAGTGGCTCAAGCGGAACTTCAGGTTCAAGCGGTTCATCAGGAACAAGTGGTTCATCTGGTTCATCAGGAACAAGCGGAAGCTCAGGTATAAGTGGTGTTAATGGAACAAGTGGTTCATCTGGTACTTCAGGCTCCAGTGGAAGTTCAGGAGAATCAGGGACTAGTGGTTCATCAGGAACTTCAGGTAGTTCAGGTTCTTCAGGAACATCAGGCTCATCAGGAAGCAGTGGAACATCTGGATCATCAGGTACAAGTGGCTCTTCAGGAACATCTGGATCAAGTGGCTCAAGCGGAACAAGTGGTTCATCAGGATCATCAGGAACTAGTGGTAGCTCAGGCTCAAGCGGAACTTCAGGTTCAAGTGGAACAAGCGGTTCATCTGGTACTTCAGGTTCATCAGGTTCTTCTGGAACTTCTGGATCAAGTGGTTCTAGTGGAACCTCTGGCTCTTCAGGTACAAGTGGCTCAAGCGGAACTTCAGGATCAAGCGGAACAAGCGGATCAAGTGGTTCATCAGGTACTTCTGGCTCATCAGGAAGCAGTGGTACATCAGGTATAAGTGGTGTAAATGGTACTAGTGGTTCTAGTGGAACCTCTGGTTCATCAGGCACCTCAGGTAGTTCAGGTAGTTCAGGAGAATCAGGAACAAGTGGTTCATCAGGTTCTTCAGGAACATCTGGTTCATCAGGTTCTTCAGGAACATCTGGATCAAGCGGATCAAGCGGAACTTCAGGTTCTTCAGGAACATCAGGCTCATCTGGAACTTCAGGTTCTTCAGGCACAAGCGGTTCTTCAGGATCAAGTGGTACTTCAGGATCTAGTGGTTCAAGCGGAACAAGCGGTTCTTCTGGAACTTCAGGTTCTTCAGGAACATCTGGATCAAGCGGTTCATCAGGAACATCTGGTTCTTCAGGTTCTTCAGGTACTTCAGGTTCATCTGGAACATCTGGTTCTAGTGGTACTTCAGGTTCATCAGGCTCATCAGGTACTAGTGGTTCATCAGGATCATCAGGTACATCAGGTATAAGTGGTGTAAATGGAACAAGCGGTTCTTCTGGAACTTCAGGTTCATCAGGTACATCAGGAAGCTCTGGTTCATCAGGAACTAGTGGCTCAAGCGGTTCATCAGGAACATCAGGTTCTTCTGGTACATCAGGTAGCTCAGGCACAAGTGGCTCTTCAGGATCAAGCGGAACAAGCGGTTCATCTGGATCAAGCGGAACAAGCGGTTCTTCTGGAACTTCAGGTTCTTCAGGAACATCTGGTTCTAGTGGTACCTCAGGCAGCTCAGGCTCATCAGGTACATCAGGTTCATCAGGATCAAGCGGAACTTCTGGTTCAAGTGGAACTTCTGGAAGTTCAGGTACTTCTGGTTCTTCAGGTTCAAGTGGAACATCAGGTTCTTCAGGATCAAGCGGTACAAGCGGAAGTTCAGGTACATCCGGCTCATCTGGTACTAGTGGATCATCTGGTTCAAGTGGTACTTCAGGTATAAGCGGTGTTAATGGAACAAGTGGTTCAAGTGGAACTTCTGGTTCAAGTGGTACAAGCGGTTCATCTGGTACATCAGGCTCATCAGGCTCCTCAGGTACTTCAGGTTCTAGCGGATCAAGCGGAACTAGTGGTTCATCAGGCACTTCAGGATCAAGTGGTACATCAGGTAGCTCAGGTTCATCAGGTACAAGTGGCTCTTCAGGTTCTAGCGGAACTAGCGGGTCCAGTGGAACTAGTGGATCTAGTGGAACATCAGGCTCATCAGGTTCAAGTGGAACATCAGGTTCTTCTGGTTCAAGTGGTACTTCAGGTTCAAGCGGAACAAGCGGTTCTTCAGGAACATCTGGTTCTTCAGGAACATCAGGATCAAGTGGTTCATCAGGTACAAGTGGTTCAAGTGGCTCATCAGGAACTTCAGGTTCTAGTGGTACTAGTGGATCATCTGGAACCTCAGGTTCATCTGGTTCATCTGGTACTTCAGGAAGCTCAGGTTCATCTGGAACATCAGGCTCATCTGGTTCATCTGGAACCTCTGGTTCATCTGGAACAAGTGGTAGTTCAGGAACTTCAGGCTCATCAGGCTCATCAGGTACAAGCGGCTCTTCAGGCTCATCAGGTACTTCAGGTATATCTGGTGTAAATGGTACATCAGGCTCTTCAGGAACTAGTGGTAGTTCAGGTACTTCAGGTTCATCAGGAACTAGTGGTAGTTCAGGTTCATCAGGTACTTCAGGCTCATCCGGTTCATCAGGAACATCTGGTTCATCAGGAACTTCAGGATCAAGCGGAACAAGCGGATCTAGTGGTACATCAGGTTCATCTGGATCCTCAGGAACTTCAGGTTCATCAGGTTCATCTGGAACATCTGGATCTAGTGGAACATCTGGATCATCAGGAACATCAGGCAGCTCAGGCTCATCTGGAACATCAGGCAGCTCAGGTTCATCAGGAACAAGCGGAAGCTCTGGAACATCAGGTTCTAGTGGAACAAGTGGCTCTAGCGGTTCTTCAGGAACAAGTGGCTCATCAGGTTCAAGCGGAACATCAGGTAGTTCTGGCACTTCAGGTTCATCAGGAACATCTGGATCAAGTGGTTCATCAGGTACAAGTGGTTCAAGTGGTTCTTCAGGAACAAGTGGTTCAAGCGGAACCTCAGGCTCATCAGGAACAAGTGGAAGCTCTGGAACATCAGGTTCTAGTGGTTCATCAGGTACAAGCGGCTCTTCAGGCAGCTCAGGTACTTCAGGTATAAGTGGTGTGAATGGAACTAGTGGTTCATCAGGAACAAGTGGTAGTTCAGGTACATCAGGTTCAAGTGGCTCATCAGGAACTTCAGGTAGTTCAGGCAGCTCAGGAACAAGTGGTTCTTCAGGTACTTCAGGTTCAAGCGGAACATCAGGCAGCTCAGGCTCAAGCGGAACATCAGGTTCATCTGGTTCATCTGGCACTTCAGGTAGTTCAGGTACTAGTGGTTCAAGCGGAACTTCAGGTTCAAGCGGAACTAGTGGTTCATCCGGTTCATCTGGTACTAGCGGTTCATCTGGTTCATCAGGAACTTCAGGCTCAAGTGGTACAAGTGGTTCATCTGGTACTTCAGGTTCATCAGGAAGTAGTGGTACTTCAGGTAGTTCAGGAAGCTCAGGTACAAGTGGTTCATCAGGTACTTCAGGTAGTTCAGGAACTTCAGGCAGCTCTGGTTCATCAGGAACTAGTGGTAGCTCAGGTTCAAGTGGTACTTCAGGTAGTTCTGGTACTTCAGGTTCAAGCGGAACCTCTGGTTCATCAGGCACAAGTGGTTCAAGTGGTTCTTCAGGAACAAGTGGTTCATCAGGCTCATCAGGTACAAGCGGCTCAAGTGGTAGTAGCGGTACTTCAGGTATAAGTGGTGTTAATGGAACAAGTGGTTCTTCAGGAACTTCAGGTTCTAGTGGTACATCAGGTTCAAGCGGAACTAGTGGTTCAAGCGGTTCATCAGGAACTTCAGGATCAAGTGGTTCATCTGGAACTAGTGGTTCAAGCGGAACAAGTGGTTCATCTGGAACATCAGGTTCTAGTGGAACATCTGGTTCATCAGGTTCAAGCGGAACTAGTGGTTCATCCGGTTCATCTGGAACTTCAGGAAGCTCAGGAACTTCAGGTTCAAGTGGTACTTCTGGTTCTTCTGGAAGTAGCGGAACATCTGGTTCATCAGGTTCATCTGGAACTAGCGGTTCTTCAGGAACTAGCGGTAGTTCAGGTTCTTCAGGAACATCAGGTAGCTCTGGTTCTTCAGGAACATCAGGTTCTAGTGGTTCATCTGGAACATCTGGCTCATCAGGTACTTCTGGCTCATCTGGAACATCAGGTTCTTCAGGATCAAGTGGTACTAGCGGTTCATCAGGCAGTTCAGGTACATCAGGTAGCTCAGGAACATCTGGCTCATCAGGAACATCTGGCTCATCAGGAACATCAGGTTCTTCAGGTTCATCAGGTACTAGCGGTTCTTCAGGATCATCTGGTACATCAGGTATAAGTGGTGTAAATGGAACTAGTGGTTCAAGCGGAACTTCAGGATCATCAGGTACAAGCGGCTCTTCAGGAAGCTCAGGAACATCTGGTTCATCTGGTTCATCAGGAACATCAGGTTCAAGCGGAACAAGTGGCTCATCAGGTACCTCAGGTAGTTCCGGTTCATCAGGAACTAGTGGTTCAAGTGGCTCTTCAGGAACAAGCGGTAGTTCAGGTACTAGTGGTTCATCAGGAACAAGTGGTAGTTCAGGAACATCAGGAAGTAGTGGCTCATCTGGTACTTCAGGTAGTAGTGGCTCATCAGGAACTTCTGGTTCATCAGGTACTAGTGGTTCATCTGGTACTTCAGGTTCAAGTGGTTCAAGTGGAACTTCTGGATCATCTGGTTCAAGTGGAACATCAGGCTCTTCTGGTACAAGTGGCTCTTCAGGTAGCTCAGGAACATCCGGTTCATCAGGCTCATCAGGAACAAGTGGTTCATCAGGTACTTCAGGTTCATCAGGTTCAAGTGGAACATCAGGTTCAAGTGGCTCATCAGGAACATCAGGTTCAAGTGGCACTTCAGGTTCTTCAGGAACTTCAGGTAGTTCAGGTTCTTCTGGAACAAGCGGAAGCTCAGGTTCATCAGGCACATCAGGTATAAGCGGTGTAAATGGAACTAGCGGTTCTTCAGGAACTAGCGGTAGTTCTGGAACATCAGGATCTAGCGGAACATCCGGTTCTTCAGGTTCTAGTGGAACATCAGGTTCAAGCGGTTCAAGTGGAACTAGTGGTTCAAGTGGCACTTCAGGTTCATCAGGAACAAGTGGCTCATCAGGTACTTCTGGTTCATCAGGAAGTAGTGGTACTTCAGGTAGCTCAGGTTCAAGTGGTACAAGCGGTTCATCTGGAACCTCAGGTAGCTCAGGTACTTCAGGTAGCTCAGGCTCTTCCGGAACAAGCGGAAGTTCAGGTTCAAGTGGTACTTCAGGTAGTTCTGGTACTTCAGGTTCAAGTGGTTCTTCTGGTACATCAGGTAGTTCAGGCTCAAGTGGAACATCAGGCTCAAGCGGTTCATCAGGAACATCTGGTTCAAGCGGAACAAGTGGTTCAAGCGGAACTTCTGGATCTTCTGGTTCAAGTGGAACAAGCGGTTCTTCTGGTTCTTCTGGAACTAGCGGAAGCTCTGGGACAAGTGGCTCATCAGGAACTTCAGGTTCTTCAGGAACTTCTGGCTCATCAGGTTCATCAGGTACTAGTGGCTCAAGTGGATCAAGTGGTACTTCAGGTATAAGTGGTGTAAATGGAACATCAGGTTCTAGTGGTACATCAGGTTCAAGCGGAACAAGTGGATCAAGTGGTTCTTCAGGAACTTCAGGATCATCTGGTTCAAGCGGCACAAGCGGTTCAAGTGGAACTTCAGGTTCATCTGGAACATCAGGTTCTTCAGGTAGCTCAGGCACTTCTGGTTCATCAGGAAGTAGTGGTACTTCAGGCTCATCTGGTACTTCAGGTTCTAGTGGAACATCAGGTTCAAGCGGTTCATCAGGTACAAGCGGCTCTAGTGGTTCAAGTGGAACAAGCGGTTCAAGTGGAACAAGTGGTTCATCTGGTACTTCAGGTAGCTCAGGTACATCAGGTTCATCTGGCTCATCTGGAACAAGCGGTTCAAGTGGTTCATCTGGAACATCAGGCTCATCAGGAACAAGCGGTTCTTCTGGTACATCAGGTAGTTCAGGCTCGTCTGGCACCTCAGGTTCTTCAGGTTCAAGCGGAACTAGCGGTAGTTCAGGATCATCAGGAACTAGCGGTTCATCAGGAACAAGTGGTTCTTCAGGCACAAGTGGAAGCTCTGGAACATCAGGCTCAAGTGGTTCATCAGGTACAAGTGGTTCAAGTGGTAGCTCTGGTACCTCAGGTATATCAGGTGTTAATGGAACAAGTGGTTCAAGCGGAACTTCTGGTTCAAGCGGCACTTCAGGTTCTTCAGGAACATCAGGCTCAAGTGGTTTTTCAGGAACTTCAGGATCATCTGGTTCGAGTGGAACAAGTGGTTCTTCAGGTACATCAGGCTCATCTGGTACTTCAGGTTCATCAGGTAGTTCAGGTACTTCTGGTTCATCCGGAAGTAGTGGTACTTCAGGTTCTTCAGGAACATCAGGTTCAAGTGGAACTAGCGGCAGTTCAGGAACATCAGGTTCAAGTGGTTCAAGTGGAACAAGTGGTTCAAGTGGTTCATCAGGTACTTCTGGTTCATCAGGTACTAGTGGTTCTTCAGGAACATCAGGAAGCTCAGGTTCTTCAGGTACTTCAGGATCATCTGGCTCATCTGGAACAAGCGGTTCAAGTGGCACTTCAGGTTCATCAGGAACAAGTGGCTCATCAGGTACTTCTGGTTCATCTGGTTCAAGCGGAACTTCTGGATCAAGTGGTTCATCTGGAACATCAGGCTCTTCAGGAACATCAGGCTCAAGTGGAACATCAGGTTCTTCAGGTTCTTCTGGAACATCTGGTAGTTCAGGTTCATCGGGAACATCTGGAACTTCTGGTTCATCAGGTACATCAGGCTCTTCAGGATCAAGTGGTACATCAGGTAGCTCAGGATCATCAGGAACTAGCGGTTCATCAGGAACAAGCGGAAGCTCTGGAACTTCAGGTTCTAGTGGCTCATCAGGTACTTCTGGCTCATCAGGAAGCAGTGGTACATCAGGTATAAGTGGTGTTAATGGAACTAGTGGTTCATCAGGAACAAGCGGTTCTTCAGGCACAAGTGGTAGTTCAGGTACTTCAGGTTCATCAGGCTCATCAGGAACTTCAGGTAGTTCAGGAAGCTCAGGAACAAGCGGTAGTTCAGGAACATCAGGTTCAAGTGGAACAAGTGGAAGCTCAGGTTCTAGTGGAACAAGCGGCTCATCTGGTTCCTCAGGTACATCAGGTGCTACAGGAACAGCAGGTACAAGCGGTACATCAGGTTCTTCTGGAACTTCAGGCTCAAGTGGAACATCAGGAAGTTCAGGTTCATCTGGGACATCAGGAAGTTCAGGTTCATCTGGAACATCTGGATCATCAGGAACTTCAGGCTCTTCAGGTTCAAGTGGGACTAGTGGTAGTTCAGGATCATCAGGTACATCAGGCTCATCAGGAACAAGCGGCTCATCTGGAACATCAGGTTCTTCAGGCTCATCAGGTACTTCAGGTTCAAGTGGATCAAGTGGAACATCAGGTAACTCAGGTACTAGTGGTTCATCAGGAACTAGTGGTAGTTCAGGTACTTCAGGTTCATCCGGCTCATCAGGAACTTCAGGCTCATCAGGTTCATCAGGAACAAGTGGTTCATCTGGAACATCAGGTTCTTCAGGAACTAGCGGTTCATCAGGAACAAGCGGAAGCTCAGGTTCAAGTGGAACTAGTGGTTCGTCAGGTTCAAGTGGAACATCAGGTGCTACAGGAGCTGCTGGTACAAGTGGTACCTCAGGCTCAAGCGGAACAAGCGGAAGTTCAGGAACATCAGGTTCATCAGGAACTTCAGGTTCTAGTGGCTCATCTGGAACATCTGGATCATCTGGATCATCTGGTACTTCAGGTATAAGTGGTGTTAATGGTACTTCAGGTACATCAGGTGCTACAGGAGCAGCAGGTACAAGCGGTACATCAGGCTCTTCAGGAACATCAGGCTCTTCAGGAACATCAGGCTCATCTGGTTCAAGCGGAACTAGTGGTTCATCAGGTTCATCAGGAACATCAGGCGCTACTGGTTCTCCAGGAACACCTGGTACTTCAGGAACAAGCGGAAGTAGTGGAACATCAGGTTCTTCAGGAACAAGCGGCTCATCAGGATCAAGTGGAACAAGCGGTTCTTCAGGTTCAAGCGGAACATCTGGAGCAACTGGTTCCCCGGGTACTCCAGGTACTAGTGGTACTTCAGGGTCATCAGGAACAAGCGGAAGTTCAGGAACATCAGGTTCATCAGGATCAAGCGGAACAAGTGGCTCATCAGGAAGTTCAGGTACTTCAGGAGCAACTGGTTCTCCAGGCGCATCAGGTACCTCTGGTTCTTCAGGTACCTCTGGTTCAAGCGGAACAAGTGGCTCTTCAGGTTCTTCAGGAACTAGTGGAAGCTCAGGCTCTTCAGGTACATCAGGAGCTACTGGTTCTCCAGGTGCTTCAGGAACATCAGGTTCAAGCGGAACATCAGGTTCAAGCGGAACTTCAGGTTCAAGCGGAACTTCAGGTTCTTCAGGTTCTTCAGGAACTTCAGGCTCTTCAGGTTCAAGTGGTACAAGTGGAAGTTCAGGAGCTAGTGGTGCTTCAGGAACATCAGGTACATCTGGTACATCAGGCAGTTCAGGAACATCTGGGTCAAGTGGCTCAAGCGGAACAAGTGGCTCATCAGGTTCATCAGGAACCTCAGGAGCAACAGGTGCTGCAGGTGCAGCAGGTACTTCAGGAACAAGCGGTTCATCTGGTACTTCAGGAAGCTCAGGAACATC